TTACGGTGTGGCCGCAGTGGGTATTAATATCCCTCGTATTTTTAATCTGGTTTTGGTGGAACCCGGAAAGAGCTTTGTTAGGGTTATACAAAGCATTGGACGAGGTATACGAAAAGCAGAAGACAAAGACCACGTAGAGATTTGGGACATTACATCAACCTGTAAGTTTGCAAAAAGACATTTGACACAGAGGAAAAAGTTTTACACAGAAGCTAAATATAATTATTCTCTGGAGAAAGTTGAATGGCAATAGAATTTTTAGGTAACAAATATACTAAATGGTACAATGCAATCATTAGTAAGGCATTAACGAGAGAACCCCAAGGGTACAATGAAAAACATCATATTATTCCTCGTAGTCTAAATGGTAGTGACAATTCTGATAATATAGTAAAATTAACAGCAAGAGAACATTTTGTCTGTCATTTATTATTAGTTAAGATGACAACTGGGTACCATAATAATTTAATGAAATTTGCTGTAGGAAAATTTATTCAGACTGCACCTGGCCAAAAAAGAATATTTACGTCGTGGGAATATAAAAAGATTAGAGAAACGATCTCCGAGGCAAGGACCGGCAAAAAGCACTCTGAGTCTACTAGAAAAAAAATGTCAGATAAGCGCAAAGGTCAAATTCCTTGGAATAAAGGCATTACAGGAATTGTACATTCGGAAGAATCTAACAGAAAACGATCACTGACTATAAAAGGTAGAAAAATGTCAGCTGACTTTTGTAAAAAAGTCAGCGAGGGGAAAAAAGGGCATAAATCCGGAATGACCGGCAAACAACACAACGAAGAAACAAAAATAAAGATGAGCAAAAGTATGAGAGGCCCAAAAGGCTCCCAGACACGTATAGATGAATGCCCGCATTGTTTTTTAAAAACAGTAACATACAGGCATGTTAAATTTTGTAAAATAAAAACATAGAGAAGGTAGAATGGCAGTAAACAAATTAATTGTATGTGGCGACAGTTTCTCCGCACCAAGCAAGGAATTGCCGGGAACAGCCTTTGGCGAAGTGTTGGCCAAAAAGCTGGGTTGGGATGTAGAAATACTTGCACGTCAAGGATGCAGTAACGGTGGAATACGTGTACAAATAGACGAAGTGATTCGCCAACGTCCCGCATTTGCAATTATAGGCCCTACCTTTCATGATCGTATAGAAATACCTGCAGGAGCAGCACCCTATGTGGCTCCAGCGAACGAAAACAAAGGCTGGGCCAGTGACTTGCAAAAGCATCTGCAAAAGAATCACGGTATTGGATACGATCCTGCCGCTGGTATAGATAATGTAAATTATGGCAATAACAATTATAGAATGATTTCGGAAACTATTTTTAGCTTGGTTGAAGGCTATGATCATCCCTATCGCAGTGGCAAAATAGACAAGGCAACACAGGCAGCAGTCAAACAATATATCAATCACATGTATGATAGCCAGTGGAAACTGCAACAAGACAAATGGATAATACGTGACGGCATTATGCAACTGTTTTATGCAGGTATTCCGTTCCTGCTGGTTGCCAATACTATTTGGAACAGTCATGATGTACGTGAGGCATTTCCCTCGATATTGCCCGATCACTATTTGACCATGGACTTTCGACAAACTCCTGCGTATGCCAGTGTTGAGTGGGAATTGCCCGACAAGATGAAAGATCCCGGATACCATACACTTCCCGAAGGGCAAGTTTATCTAGCCGATGTTTATTACCGGCTGATCAAAGAAGTATGGCACCTGTAAGAGCACTCTGCGTTGTAGCACATCCCGACGATTGTGTTATATTTGCTAGGCCTTTCGTTGACAATTTTCCTGCATGGCATTGGCATATTGTATACCTAACTTATACCGACCGAGATCCACGTGCCCGGGAAATGCGAGCTTATTGGGATCGGCGAAATACCACAACAGATTTTCTAGGATTTCAAGACGATTACGCAGATCAATTAGCTGGCGAGCTAAAGACCTGGCGAGTATTGGATGCTGCGGCTAGTATCTCGCTTGCTATAAAACAATTTGCCCCGGACCTGATACTGACACACTATGAAGATGGCGACTACGGACACATACATCACAAGTTTGTAAATCAAACAGTACAAGTGACGAATTCTATCGCAAAGGTTTACTTTGCCAGCACTTTCAACTATAATGTAGAATACTTTGCACAGGAAGCACTAGACTTAGCGCAGTTTCCCTTGCATGCCGAAGTTATCGCCGGGTTTCAGGACCGAGACCATGGCAGGTATATACTGACGCCCGAAGCAGAAAAATTAATAAATGAGAATACTAACACTTGACAACACCGCTTATGAAATGAATCAGGTACCCGATGAAATTGACGAAATACGTTTCTGCGTATTAGACAACAGTAATCCTCGAGAACCCGACTACTTTTATATCCCGTTAATATTTTTAGAAAGTTTCAACAGTCCGGCCTTGGTACTGCGTATAGGCCCGCATACAGTACGTATGCCAGTGGGTTGGCAATTGCTAATAGGCGAACCCGACTTTGGCGATCTAGAAGTTGTACCGTTGACCAGTATAAATGATCGCGGATTCAATGTATTTTGTTTTAATCCACTTACAAGTTTTAGGCCCGAATTCCACACTGTGGAAATTGTGGATATATATCAAGATGTCAAATGGTATTTTCCCAAACTAAAGAGTGGACAACTATTGGCAGTTCCGTTACATGATGGGCCCGAGCCATTGTGTGCTTATTTTATCAAGGATCTCAGCAGACAAAGCGAGGTCATTGATTACAGTAAAGTTTGGTAGCATGAGTGATATATTTGAAAGCCCGGACAAAGGCAAGACCGTATATCGACGCTTGCCTGGTACCAGCCAACGTGAGTTATATTCGGATATAACAAGTGATGGTAGATCACTGCACGAGCAAATACAAGAACAAGCAATGTGGGGCGAGATCCGTAGAATGGCATTGAAGGACGAAGGCTTGCAAGAACTGTTAGAACGTGCTATAGTATACTATAACTTAAAGAAAGATCATGGTAGATAAATTAAACATTGGATATGAAATGGCACGTTTTGATGCCAAGGATCGAAACTTTTTTGACGATTTAAGCGATGAAGAACAGAAAAAGTTTTCGCCATTTTTAATGATACGCTGGGGTGCAACTGTAACTGGCGATCCCGAAATGCAGGAATATTATCTAAGAAGACTAAATCAAACACTGAACCGATACTTTTTTGCTATTCCGGCACAACACAAAAAACTACAGTGGTTGTTGGCCACAACAGTCAGTCCCGGACTGGGAACACAACGCCACACTTGGCTTGCTGCCAAAAAACGTGAAGGTGGCAATAGCCGAGCCGAAAAGTTTTTACGCACGATCTATCCCGACTACCGAGATGACGAAATAAAATTGTTGGCAGAGATAAATGGCAAGGCCGAACTAAAACAATTGGCATTAGACCACGGGTGGACCAATGAGCGAATCAAAAAAGAACTATCGTAATTTGGTTGTAAACGGATGTAGCTATACCGAAACCTATGCTTCGGGCAACGGACATCGTGATCTGGCCTCGGCCTTGGGCATTGATCAAGCCACGAGTCTTGCCATTGGCGGAAGTGCCAACAGTAGAATCTTGAGAACTACCCTAAAACACAGTTATCAAGCTGCCGAGCCCACACTGTATGTCTTGGGCATGACTTTTATTAGTCGTTCAGAAATACCCATACTTAGACCCGATGACGAGTTTGAAGGTAGATGGGTCAATCCACAAAATCAAGAGTTTGTTGCAAAATGGGAACATTATTGGACACCGGAAAAGTCGCGACAGTTTGTGGAACTAAAACAATTGACCGAAGTTTATAGCCTCTTGGATAGAACCGAGGATTTAATGTACCATATGTTATCGGTTGTACACAGTTTGCAATCGCGAGGACACGAAGTTATAATGTATCAACAGGCCGATGATAGTTATTTTTCGTCACTGAGCAATTCAAGACTGGCTCCATTTCAATCCTGTTCACGCATAGTCAACGGATTTGGATTTGCAGCCATTGGGTATCAACATCAACACGGAGTTGCTAAACTTGCCCTGTCCGAAAAGAGTTTTATCGGGCCCAAGACTGTTCCGGATCATATGCGACACCCCGAGCCCGGACATCATCAAGTTATCAATCGGTTTCTAGCGGATTATATCAATAAAAATGTACACCTGTAAGTATTGTGAAAAGCCTTTTAGAAAAGAAACAACCCTATTGGCACACCTCTGTGAAGCCAAGCGTCGCCATACTCAACGCGATGAAACAGGAGTGCAGTGGGGCCTTAAATCGTATCTTAGATTTTACGAATTTTCACAAGGCAGTGCGAAACTCAAGTCTTACGAGGATTTTGCTAAGAGTCCTTATTATAATGCCTTTGTTAAGTTTGGTAGGTATTGTGTCGGCATTCGTTGCATTAATTTTATTACTTTTACGGATTGGCTTTTAAAAAACAACAAGAAACTGGACCATTGGTGCAGTGATCGATTGTATGGCGAATGGTTGCTGGAGTATTTGAAACGAGAAAACACACGTGATGCACTGGAACGTGCCTTAAAGGAAATGACCGAATATGCAGAAATCAATACAGAACTTAAAAACGGATTTACGGATTACTTTAGATATGGCAATGCTAACCGGATATGTCATCATATTACTACTGGCCGTATCAGTCCATGGGTTATATTCAATTGCGACAGCGGAATTCAATTCCTTGAAACTCTTAATGAAACGCAATTGACCATTGTCATGCCCTGGATCAATCCCGACTACTGGCAACGTAGATTTCAAGACTACATGGCCGATACCGAAGAGGCCAAGACAATACTTAACGCAGCAGGATTATGATGGATCAAGAACTAAAACAAGAACTAGCACAATTAAAGACTGACTCGATACTTATCAAATACTCGAGTACATAAATGAAATTCAAGAGTGACATTGACATAGACTTTCCCAATCGGGACGATGCACTACGATTGTTAAAGCACAACACAGCCGGCATTGTTCGAGACGGCAAATTGGTACGGCACAACACCGGTATTTATGTAACAGATATTCCCACAGATCCATTTACCGGAATTGCCACAATAGATCACAAGGTGGCCGAAGATTTTGGGTATAACAAATTGGACTTTTTGAATGTATCGTTATATACACAGATAAAGAGCGAACAACATCTATTACAGTTGATGAACATTGAACCGGCTTGGGATCGTCTGTACGACCCAGACTTTTGCAGTCGACTTATACACATTGGTGCACACTATAATTTGCTAATCCGGTGCCCCGAAGCAGTCAATAGCATACCCCGAATGGCCATGTTCATGGCATTGATACGCCCGGGTAAACGACATTTGGTAGGACAAACTTGGCAAGAAGTTGCCAAAACTGTGTGGGATGCAGATACAGACAGTGGATATCATTACAAAAAAGCTCACGCTATAAGTTACGCACATCTTGTAGCAGTTCACATGAACTTGATATGTGAACAAATCAGTTCGGGATATAACTAACCCACTTTACGAACCAGCGTAATACTTTTACGTTTACTACGGTTTGACGCCATTTCTTTTAGGCTCACATACGGGCCTATTTTTATTTCCACGTCTTTGCTGTTCATGGTGCGTAGAAACGGTTTGAACACTGCCCAATCACTTTTTAAAAACACATTGATAGGAATGAGCCTATTGCTCTCCCACCACCAAGTTTCGCCTAGAGTTAGAAAAGTTCGCTTTAGTTCGGCATCCTTGAGTAGGCCAAAGTCGTACAAAGTAGTGATAACTTCGTCAAAATTTTGTATGATTCCAATATAATCGTTTCCGCCATAAGTGATATGGCTGAGATAGGGATATTGGCTTAGTAGTTGCTTGTAATGTTCTTCCACGATTCTCGCTAAATATGTTAAAGACCATAAAAATGATCACTGTCAAAGCATATTTATATCCAAATACTGCGGAGGTTCAAGTTTTTGACCCGACAATATTTACTACAAGGAATCGCCAAGTGTACTCACGTCCCATCAAAGTTTATCAGGGCATAGACAATCCTGTACAAGTCATAGTTCGAAATCAGGACCAAAAAAGTGTTGACCTCACTGGCAGCAGTGTTACTGCCAGTATACAGGATCCTACAAACCAAGTCACAATCAAGAGCTACTCGGTGACTTGGGCCAATATTCAGTTGGGACAGGGCAATTTTACACTAGATGCTAACACCATAAACAGTTTGGAAAATAGATTTTATAAATTGGCTTTTAGTACTACGGTTACTAGCAGTGATACAACAAGTCCTGTGTACATTGACGACAATTACGGCGTTCCCTTGGATCTAGAAGTACTACCCGCCTATTACGGCACCAGCTACACCCCGCCGCCAACCGGCAACACCTTCTCACTAGATGGCGGAACACTATAAATGAGCAATATAATTAATATATCAACCATATTGATGAAGCGTGGCAACACGGCCGCGGCCAGTGCTTATGTGGGACCACTGGGCGAACTGCTGGTAGACACCGGAGAAAAAACTCTACGACTACAAGACGGTGCTACCCCGGGCGGTATGGCCACCTTGGTGAACTCGCAACAGTTGGCCAATGTCATTAACACTGTAGAGGGCTTGAGTTCGACCACGGCCAACGTAGAAGCCATTTTGGCCAACATACATAATGCAAATTTAAGCAGTATCACTAGTAATCTAGCGTCAATTCAATCGTTGATATCGGGCAATGTTGGCAATATTACACTAGGTGACGGTAATTTATTTCTAACCACCTATCCCGACGGCCTAGGCAATCTCAATGCCTGGGTATCTACAGTTAACAATAATACCGGCATATACATATCACCAAGCAATACAAATGAATTTGCTGAACTGTACTTGCCGGCAGATCTAAGTCCCGAGATTGGTTATGTGGGTGCTGCCGGCATTGGCGGATTCCAAGTTTACGGTTACAACGGTCAATATACAGTTAATCTAGTCAACAATGTCAACATCACTGCCAATTCCGCTCAGTGGACGTTTGATGGTGCTGGCAATTTGACCATGCCAACCGCTAGTAGCCAAGTGGTATTCCCGTACAATGTTAACAGTAACGCTGTAATTGATTACACTCAGGATATTGGGCAATTCTTTATACTACAAAACAATTTTGTTGATGGATATCAAAGCATTAATCTCGACACCGACGATGCCTTGGTGCGTATTTCGTCAAAGAACTCCGGCGGATATCCGTTACGCACCTGGAGCTTTGATTGGCAAGGACAATTGACTTTTCCCGATAACTCGATTCAAAGTACTGCTTATCAAGGACCTGCCGGACAAACCAGCTTTGCCACAGTGGCCAATGTCACTACCGCTAACCTAGCACTCAAAGGTTATGTGGACAGTAAGTTCAGTTTGCTGGCCAACGCTCCGGCAATATTGGATACCTTGGGACAGATTGCTACTGCAATACAAACCGACGAAGCCAATATCGGCACGTTACTGACCAATCTTACCAGCACCAATGCCAATGTGCTAGCTGCTAACGTAGCATGGCAGGCCAATGCCGCAACTCAACAAAGTTCGATCAACGCCATCAATGCCAATGTTGTTGCAGCCAATGCCAAGATCGCTACATTACAAACACAAGTATATACAAATGCCAATGTGGCCGCATACTTGCTAACATACACGGGTAACTTGACTGCCGGTAATTTAACAGTAAGTGGTAACATTAATTATGTTGGTAATGTTAATAGTATTACTATTGCAACTGGTACATTCCAAGGTAACGCTGCTGGCTTTGGGGCACTCTATGCTGGTATCTTATCAGGATATACCTATCAACCGCAGACTGTATTACAAAATAGCACAAACTTCAATGGGTACGCTCAAGTCAATCACCAAAATATCAATAATGGTGCCAATGCAAGTACCGACTATGTTGCAACGGCTGACACTGGAACTGCTGGTGCTGGCTATATTGACATGGGTATTAACAGTTCGGGATTTGTTAACGGAACTGGTAATGAATTAAACTATCCCCTAGATGGATACTTGTACGCACAGGGCACAACCGGCACCAATGGTAACTTGATTTTGGGTACTAGCGGCACTGCTGACATAGTATTCACTACCGGCGGATTTAGCACTACAAATAACTATCAAGGTAGATTTAAAAATAACGTTGGATTAATTTTAGCCCAAACAACTCAGAGCACCGGTACTGCCAGTGGTGCACTACAAGTTGCTGGCGGTGCGGGTATTGTTGGTAACGTTTATATTGGCGGCAATTTGATCGTAAATGGGTCAAATGTAATTGCATCAATTAACAGTATTAACTCAAATGTTACTGCTGCTAATTTAAATATTACTAATTTACAAAGCAACATTGGCAGTTTTTACACCTACGCCAACTTAAATTATGGCACCAGTAGTTATGCCAATGCCAATGTAGCAGGATATCTAGCAGGTAATGTAACAATTGGTAACGTTACTGCTACTTACTTTATTGGCAACGGTAGCAAATTAACTAGTGTAACTGCTCAATATTTAGGTGCCGCCCAAGTCACGGGCGGATACACCAGTGGAACTAATACCGGATATCTTAGTGTTGGTCCAAACGGACTAGTGCAATCTAGTGCTTATGGATTAACACTATCTACACCCAACACTTATCCTGGATCAAACAATATCAACATTAGCCCAGGCACTGGAGGTAACGTAGTATTACAAGGTAACATTGTAGCTGCTGGTAACATTTTCTATGGTAGCAGTTTTAATGCCACTGCCAACGTTACAGCTCCCAACTTCCTATATCCCAATGGCGTCAGTATCTTAACCGGAATCAGCGGCACATATAGTAATACTCAAGTTGCTGCATATCTATTGGGCAACATTACAACCGGCAATATTGGTATACCTAGTAGTGGTTGGATTGACTTTAGAAATAGTGACACTAACTGGAGAATGGGCTATGGCATTAATGCCTATTCTAAGACAACCGCAATTACAAGTTTAGATGTAGTAGTTGGATCGGGCACTGCTGGCCCAGACGGATTCACAGTTGGACAAACTGGCGGAGCAAGTATATTTGAATTAGTAGGTTCTACTAAGAATGCTTGGCATGCCAACAATGTCACAGTGGTAGGAAATATTACGTCTGGTAATGTGTTGGCCACTGGATTCTTCTACGCAAACGGAACACCTTTTACTAGTAGCAGTTATGGAAACACACAGGTTGCGGCCTACTTGGTTGCAAACCCACAAACTGGTACATACAGTAACACTAACGTAGCCGCTTATATTGGGGCAACTACTTTCTCTGCAATTAGTTCATCGGTGCTTAATAGTGTAGGCCAAATTAACGGTACCGCTGTTTATATACAAACCAATGGATCACATAATTTTTACTTTGATAGTACTGGTAATTTGGTATTGCCAAGTGGCGGAGCTATCAATTATTCAAATGGACAAAGTATCCTAACTGGTATCTCTTCTGGAGCAGGTACGTATAGCAACACTAATGTAGCTGCATATTTAACAACACAAACATTTTACAGTAACAGCAATGTAGCAGCATACCTTGTGGCCAATCCACAAAGTGGCACATACTCAAATACTAATGTATCCGCATACTTAACCTCTGCTACAATTAATACAACTGGCAATATCACTGCCGGTAACTTGACTACTAGTGGAACATACACAGTAGCCAATATCACAACAACTGGTGCGTATGGTAATATCACTGGTGCTAATGTAATATCTGCAAATAGTTTACAAGTCAGCACAGGTATATTCTGGTCCAATGGCACTGCTTGGTCAAGTTCTGGCGGCGGAACAACTTATAGTAATGCCAATGTGGTTGCTAACTTAGCTAACTTTGTAACAAACATTAGCACAACTGCCAATATTACTACTACAGCAAATATAATATCACCAAACTATTTGTTTGCGAATGGTGTTAATATTTTGTCAACTGTAACCGGCGGTAGTGGAACTTACAGTAACACTAATGTTTCTGCTTATTTGACTGCAAATCCAATCTCAAGCATTGTAAATGGTGGTAGCAGTGTTGCGATTGCAAGCAGTGGTGGCAATGCAGTAGTACAAATTGGTGGGGTGTCAACTGCCACATTTAGTCAAAGCCAACTTAACGTTATTGGTAATGTCGTTGCTAGTGCTAATATTCAGGGTGCTAATATTATCGCTACTCAATATGGTAATAGCATTGGTACTACTGCCTCATACAGTGGTAATGTATCAGCTAATTACTTTGTTGGTAATGGTGTTGCATTGACTGGATTGACCTACAACAACATAGGTAACATCTACGGCTCAAGCAGTAACGTAACCTTACAAGCCGGATCTTATAGTTGGACATTTGACAACACTGGCAATTTGGTTATACCGACTACCGGTAACATTGTTTACGCCAACGGAACAGTATTCACTAGTGGTACAGGTTCGGGTGGTAGCGGAACAACTTATAGTAATGCCAACGTAGTTTCTATGTTGGCGGCTAATACTGCTGTCTTTATTGGTAACGTGGGCAACGTTTCTGTACCTAGTGTATATCCTTTACAAAGTAACGTTGCACAGATATTTTTCAGCAACTCAACTGCAATCACATCAGGTGGGGGCAATAGCACCGGCACAACCTATTTGATGAACAACTTGTTCTTTGGTGCCAATGGTGCAGCGTACTATCGTGCCACACAATCTGGTGCTGCCTGGATGACTATGTCTGGTAGTAGCGGCATTACCTTTGCTGGTACTAGCGGTGCAGTAACTGCTAATACTGTTCAAGCCATGGGTTCGTGGGCTCAATTGAATGCAAGTGGATTTACTACATACAACTCAGTTGGTATTACTAGTGCTAGTACATTAACTGTACAAGGTGCTGGTGGTATTGTGACAACACAAACATCATTCCCATTAGTTAACACCACGGCTACTACTATTAACTTTGGTGGTGCTGCAACGACGTTGAACATGGGTGCTTCTACTGGTATAGTTGTAGTTGGTGCCAACACAGGTGTTATATCTGCTGGCACTATTATTTCTCTCAGTAACTTTATCACTAACGGTAACTTAACTGCCAATGGTGGTGGTAGTGTTGTATCTACTGGCAACTCTTATACAACTGGTAATACATATACACAATATCTTGTTACTACAGGTAACTCAATGGGTAACATCAGTGGTGTTAACAACTTAACAGCAGTAACAATCCAAACTACCGGTACATATGGCAACATCACTGGTGCCAACGTAATAAGTGCTAATACATTTGTTGCAAGCGGTAATATCTCTGCCGGTAATATCATTGCCAACCAATACGGAAATAGCATTGGTACTACTGCAACATACAGTGGAAACGTTTATGCAGGTAATGTTATATCAACAGGATCTAGTGGACCACAGACACGTTTCTTGTGGGACACATGGCAAGCCAACTCCACTTCGGCACTAAGTTCATTTACTCCAAGTGGCACCATTGGCGGCAACGCTACCTGGGATAGCACACAAGCATACGGATTAAAACTTACTACAGCAACTACTTCACAGTCTGGCTACATTAACTGGAACAGTAGTACAATCAATTATAACTATGATATGGTTATAACTGCTAGTATTGCTGCTAGTGGAGGCACTGGTGCAGATGGACAATGGATCTACTTTGGATCTAATGCTGCCATAACAGGTAATCCCGGTAATACCAACACT